CGACGAACTCGACGAACTCGACGAACTCGACGAACTCGACGAACTCGACGAACTCGACGAACTCGACTGGACAGGAGATAATTTAAGACCTAACAAAGGAGGCTTTGACAACATCGTTAAACCGGATGAACTGACAGCAAGTGAAGTGGCCGAACAAATCGGTTTTATCTGCAACATGGTCAAGACAAAGTACAATACGGGCCGGTTCAATGTTGAACAACTTGCGGCTATTGAAAAACATTTGACAACAACAATAGCGCACCTTAATAATCTTGACGAGGATATTCAGCTCGCTGTTTAAACTTTACGGGAATGTTCTATAAATAGAACATTCAAACAAATAAAAAACAAAACGCTTGACTCACTTTAAACATCATGATATGATTGGAGACAACAAAATGACACAAGGAGATAAAAATGAGAGCGCAAAAGATAAAGCTCTCGAACCACTTGGTTTTAAAAGGATTAATGGTACTGAGTTGTTTCACCACGCTACACTTAACAGAAACTTTGACTTTGCGAACACATCTATAAGTAATATACCTTTCGAGATATTCACAGAGGGAGTTGATGTGGGAGGGAGAAAAGTTCAGAAGTCAATACATAAAGTATTGGGGATAATGACCAAAAAAGATGCCAGGCTACCATACAGAGGGGGAAAAAGATAATGAAAAAATTACTTCTTGTTTCACTGTTCATCTTTTTTCTTGGATGTGCAGGGGCCAAGGGAGGTGGAAGCGGAGAACCACGTATAAACCCATTTTTGAAAGGTGATTGTGTCGACAGGGCGGTCGTAATCAGGCAAGACCTGAAAAAAGAAGGTTACGAGGCAGAACTTATACTTGGTACGCTGAAAAGAGACAACGGTAAAATTGAGGGTCATTGCTTTGTGAGATACAAAAACAAGGGAACTGGCGAGTGGGTCGTGATTGATAACTACTAATCAGCATGTAGGAGAGCAAACAATGAAAGATATATTTAAAACAATTCTTTTGGTCACCGTGTCCGTAGCATTTTATTGGCCGATATATTTAATTGCTTGTTTGGCCGGACTTTTCACATTGTTGAATGACGACAGATCAATTTATTAGACTGCAATGTTCTGTAAATAGAACATTAGGGGAGACAATGAAAAACGTATTTGAAACAGCCAGAGATGCACTCGTAGTTTTGTGTGCGATAGCATTACAGATAGTAATATCCAACATAGTGCTTATAATAATAGTCGCTGGTGCGATCTATATTATAAAGAATTGAATGTTCTATTTATAGAACATTATAGAACATTATAGAGGGGAGGTGGTCGATGATAATTGTGCGTACTTTAGACTTTTAAACTTTAGACTTTAAACTTTGACCGACTTAATTTTTTTAAAAAAAATTCTTAAACACAAAAAAGGAAATAATATCATGGGTTTCAATAGAATTGAACTTGACAGAATAGAAGACAATCCGTACCGTAACAATGAATCTTATGTTTATGACGACGACAAAATTGCGGCACTTGCTGAGTCAATCAGGGACACTTCTTTTTGGGAAAATCTGCTCGCCAGACAAACCAAAGACGGTAAAATACAGCTTGCTTACGGCCACCACAGATTACAGGCTCTAAAACGCATTGTAGCCAATGGAAATGAGGACTACAAAGAGATAAAAATCAATGTACGGCCAGAACATCAGTTGACAAATGAGAGGATGCTTAAGATATTTGCCCAGGAGAACAAAGACGACTGGGGAGAAAACCCACAGAACTTGTGCATGACAGTTCTACAGTTACAGGCGCATCTTGAAGGGCTTGTGAGAGCAAGCAAAGACAAGGATCAGTTCTTGAAAAAAGTTGGTGATTCAGGAGCATTGAAAGTTGACTCCCGGTCTTTCACACGTATGCGTAACAACGGGGTAGGAGCCTCAATTATAGCTCAGTTCCTCGGGGACACATGGAGTAGGCAGACTATTCAGGACGCTCTGCAGGTCTTGGAAAACGACGAAGCAACTTTTAAATTGGCCCAAAAGTTACCTTCTGTGACCCTTGCTAACAGGTTTCAAAAGCTTGTGACCAAGAGTGTAGATGGCAAAGGCAAGAGTAAAGTTGTCGAAATGTTCGATGAAGTTACTCAGCAGAAGGTGGCGGATAAGATAGTGAAAGAAAATCTTACACGCTCCGAAGTTGAAGAAGCTGTAAAAATCAGTAAGGATAATGAAAACGGCCCTGACCCACTTGCGGCAATTGCTGAGGTAGTCGCTGGCAAAAAGGAAGCAATGCAGAAAGCAATGCAGAAAGCCAGAGAGGATTCCACTGCTAATAAACCAGCGCCAAAAGAGGCAGTTGAAAAAGTACAGATTGCGCTTGAAAAGGTGCTGGATGTGATTACCAGGGAGAGATCAAACCTGAGTGTTGAGGACATCGACCGGATAAAGGAAGGAATTACCCTTGTCGTTGAGACCCTTGACGAACCAGAACCGGAACCGGAACTGGAACCAGAATCAGAAGGTATCGACAGTTTAGGTATATAGTGTAGTTTTTAACAACGACCGGATTGCTATAAGTGGCAATCCGGTATAACAATAACTGTTAGGAGGATTTAAGAATTATGGGAGACGAACAACATGCGTACTTTTCACCCTCGTCGTCAAGCAGATGGTTGGAATGCCCCGCAAGTTTATACTTATCTGAAAAATGTAAAAACACAACATCATCGTTTGCCAAGGAAGGTACAGTGTGCCACAGTTTAGCTGAAAAGTGCTTGACTAAGAACATAGCGCAAGCGTCGCAATTTACAGGTAAGCTTATTGATGGCGTGGCTATTACGCAAGAGCTAACTGATGGCATACAAATGTATATCGATGAAGTAAAGGGGATATCAAAAGAATATGGTGCGATCGGAGGACGCATCGAGAACAAAGTAGTTATAACAGACCAATGTTGGGGGACAGTTGATGCGATGCTATGGAACAAGGACACGTTGATCCCTATTGATTTAAAGATGGGGGCGGGTGTGGTCGTTAGCGCAGAGGAAAATACCCAATTAAAAATATACGCTATAGGTTGTCTTATATGGCTGATGCAAAAATATTCGTTGAAACCGAACCATATAGTTACTTATATAATACAACCAAGAACTCCAAACCCTATACGTAAACACGAATACACAAGGGCGGAGCTGAATGATTTTGCAAAAAATATTTTAGCACCAGTGCTTAAGGCGCATAAAAGAGGTGAACCGTCAAAGCTACCATGCAACCCTGGGGTCAAACAATGCAAATGGTGCAGGGTAGACGGATGTGTTGCGAGGGCCAATAAAGCTATGGCCGATTCCGCAAGGGCTTTTGCGCCTTTTACAGGAGAAGACCCACCGGGTGAAGTAGATACGGAGGATAAAAAAGTATTGAGTCTTGCTGATATGGCCAAACTTAAATCAAAGTTTGGGTTCATACGAAGCTGGATGGATGGTATTAATGAACACATTTTGAAAGAAGCACTATCTGGTGAAAGAGTGCCAGGGTATAAATTGGTTGAAGGTAGGTCAAACAGAAAATGGAAAGTTGAGGACAAGCAGATCGCTAATTTTCTTTTGGCTAACGACACCGAACCTTTTGAGAAAAAGCTCATATCGCCATCAAAAGCAGAGAAAAGTATTGGTAAAAAAGCCGCAAAAGAAATCAACTTGGCGGACTACATAACCAAACCAAAAGGCTCTCCGACTCTTGTCGTTGAGTCCGACAAACGCAACGAAATAAATATTAATGAGGAAAAGGAGAAAGAAAAAGCATTTAAAGAGTTTGCAGACAGCAATGACGACAATGACGACAATGACGACAGCAAGTCCAGTGTATTTGAAGCTAAGGGAGTGCCTATTATGGTAGAAGGGCATGAGCAGGACGGGTCGGAGTCAGTTGGGGAGAAGAAGAAGCTCAGTGTTCTTGAGCGTATGAGTATGTGGGATGATGATGGCGGCGATGATGATGGCGGCGATGATGATGACGGCGGCGATGATGGTGGTGATGATGGCGGCGGACAAATGGGGAGACTTGTGGGTAGAATTGGGGAAGAAGTACACAACGAAAAAGTAACTTTGGTATCAAGCGGTGAGAAAAGGGAGGACTCACCAAAATTACCAAAGAAAGGCACAAAAAGACGCAAAGTTTTGGAAATGGCACAGAATGGCTTGAATTTAAGAGACATATCCTTGCAACTTGATTGCACCGTAAACATGGTAAAGATGCATCTTAGGTATCTTAATGAGCGTGATGGGTATGGGTACGAGGTTTATTCTGATGGGACTATTACAATAAAATAAAACAGATATAATCAAACAGTAGTATAAGGGAGTTATAACATGTCAAAAGGATACAACATCAATGTGGCTGGTAAAGGATGTGTGACACCAGAGTGTCGTGGGAGTTATGTAAATATACTTGAGGCGCGTCCTCTACCACAGAGTGACGTACTGGCCTGGGGGATGCAGTGTGTTTTTAAAAAATCTCCTGTAGTCGAGCAGTGGGTGGATGACCTGAAACAGGTGTACGCAAAAGTTCTGATGGACAAATTTGGTAAAGAGAAGGCAAAAGACGTGGCGCAAGCTATACTCAACAAAAATTCTTTTCCTGTTCGTGATGGGGATAAGCCCGAAGACTCAGCGGCTTTATCAAACTCGGAACAATTGAAAGGTTGCTATTTTATCAACACAAACAACCGTTTCAGACAGCCACATGTTATAGGCGCGATGGGTAAACCCGTACCCCCATCAATTTTGACCCTCGATGATGTGTACTCGGGTGCGTACTACAGAGTGATGCTTGAGTTTTGGTACTACGACACTGCTGGCAACAAAGGTATAAGCACTTCTCTTGAGGCGATTATGAAGACAAGAGACGGCGAAAACCTTGGGGCTGGTACTTCTACATCAGAAGCGTCCGCCGCTTTTTCTGACTTCGCTGACGAGGCCTCCGGGATGTTCTCTGAAAATAATACAGAGGATTCTGTGGATGACCAATCAGGTAACGGAGCCGTTAGCGAGGGCGTGGGTAAAAAAGAACCGATGGAAGACTTCAACTTTATGTAGGACAAACTTAAAAAGCAGACTTCAACTTTATGTAGGACAAACTTAAAAAGCAGACTGCCACTGGTGGCAGTCTGCTCTTATATTAAAGGAGTGAAAAATGGAGACAAAAAAAGTATTGGTAGATATTATACAGGTGTTGCGTAAAAAACGTAATGAAACAACTAATGGCGCGCGCTATGTAGTATGGGGCGAGGCGATTAGCGTAGTAGAAAAGTGTTTAAGGGAGCATAAATGTGGTGTCGAGGCTCCGAAGAACACCCAAGCACGGCATAAATACTGCGGTATAAATTCTGGAGAACTAAGCCAACACGTTAGCGCAAGAGCGAAGGCGCCAAATAAAGCTACAGTGACAAAACCAAAGACAGCTTTTGGCACTGTACTTGAAAATCGCATAGCTAAAATACAAAAGGTATTAGCGGAGAAAGAGTGTGAATACGCACATGGTGATAATCGTTTTCATAACTTTGATGTTGCTGGAAGGATGATTAATTGCTCACCAGAAGCCGCGCTTAAAGGTATGATGGTCAAGCATGAGGTATGTGTTATGGACATGATTGAGGGTAATGTCAAGATAACTGACGAAATGATTGACGAAAAGATTGGTGATAGTATAAATTATTTAATTTTGCTTGAAGGAGTGTTTAGAAGGAGACTGTAATGACTGCTAAACTTTGGATGGACTTCGAGACTTATAGTGACTTGGATATACAAAAAGTTGGTATGCACAAATACGTGGCGCATCCGTCATTTTTAGCATGGTGTTCAGCATACGCGGTGAACGACGATGAAGTATCGTTATGGGTGCATCCAGACCAATTCCCTGATAAACTGTTAGCATCACTGTGCGACAGCGGCACAAAAATATACGCACACGGGGCAGAGTTTGAGCGTTGTGTTCTTGGTAGGCTTGGGCATGATATACCTTATAAAAGGTTTGTTGATACTGCGTCTTTAGCCGCAACTTTTGGGTACCCACGTGGGTTGGATGCATTCTGTAAAGCTATGGGCATGCCCGTATCTAAAGACGTGAATGGTAAAAAGTTGATAAACAAATTATGTAAACCACAAAAGAAAACTATAAAAAATGTTTCTGGTAGGTGGTTCCCAAATACAGCACCAGAATATTTTGATGCTTTATATAAGTACTGTGTGCAGGATGTAGTTGTCATGCGAGACGCCGTTAAAAGACTACCAATAGACGAGCTATCTAAACTTGAGCAGTATGTATGGGGGCATACTGCTATACAGAACAAAAGAGGTATTAAGATAGATATAGCGAGTGTTCGTAACATACGCAACAAGTTAATTACTTTCAAAGAACGTAAAGAGTGGGAATTTTCGGAAGCCACTTGTGGTAGTGTGGAAACTCCGAGACAAATAGAAAACTTAAAAAATTTTCTGTATAAAATGGGTCTGGATATACCAAATCTCAGAAAAGAAACAGTTGATAAGTATTTGGATACGCCGATACCGGCAGTGTGCCGAGAAGTTTTAGAGCTACGTAAACAATTAGCTCACAGTAGCGTAGCAAAGTTTAGAAAAATGGATCAGATGTGTGAGTATGACGGTAGGATAAGAGGGAACTTAGTATACTACGGGAGTCATACTGGGAGATTTGCTGGGCGTGGTATACAAGTTCATAATCTACCAAGAGCAAGTGTTGCTGATCCGCAAGCTGTTATAGATGACTTCAATAAGTTACCATACGCCGACCTAATAGAGATTTATCCGAACTTGAATGAGACTGCCTCTGCGTTAGTTAGGCCAATGATAACTGCTTCGATTGGCCGGCGTTTGGTAGTTGCTGATTACACGAGTGTGGAAAATGTTGTGCTTCATTGGGCCGCAGGTGACGCTGAAACCACGATGGATTTTAGAAACGGAGTTGACCAATATAAAACTTACTCAGCGTCAAGATTAGGGATTCCGTACGATAAAGTAACAAAAGAACAACGCGCACAATCAAAGCCCGATGTATTGGGGCTTGGGTATGGTGGTGGATGGAGAGCGTTGATAAGTGTTGCGGCGGGGTACGGTCAGGTGTTGCCAAAAGGCGAAGCACAGAGTAGGGTACAATTTTATAGAAGAAAGTATCATTTGATACCCAAGTTATGGCGTAATGTTTTCAACTGCGCCAAAACTGCAATAGCCACAAAAAGCCCACAAGTACTGTCGACACCAACAACGCGGTTAGAATTTAGATGCGCCGGTGGGTACCTGTTTATACTACTTCCATCCGGCAGACGGTTGTCGTACCCACAAGTAAAACTAAATGCTGTGTGGTGGATTAAAGTCAAGGGGAAGCCTGTTAAGATGGATTCTGAAATAAGCTACATGGGGGTAAGAAATGGAGCGTGGCTTAGAATAGGTACACACCCAGGAATGATGGTCGAGAATATTATACAAGCGTTAGCGAGAGACTTACTCACCTATGGCATGATGTGTGCTGAACATTCAGGGTACAAAATAGTTGCGTCTGTGCATGATGAAGCTATAGCAGAGAGTGCGTGTGAAGACCCGAATGAGTTTTGCGAACTACTATGTTTAAGGCAACCATGGGCTGAATCAATACCACTAAGGGCTGATGGTTATATAGCTGACAGATACAGAAAAGATTAAATACTAAACGTGATTGTCACCAGTGGCAATCACAAAAGGATTAACTATGAATATATATAAGTTCCACTTAGGAAAGGTACACTCCCTTGAAGTTAAAGACGATGAAGACGACGAAGACTTTTATGTGCCTGTTAGTGATGAAACTCCGCCTTTGGCCTTTTGGGGGATACGAAAGTTCAGGAAAAGCAGGTGGCCTACTACGTGGGCTGGCGCTGTAATAGGTAGGATAATGTACTTCAAAGGAGTTGAGGACAGACTGGACAAGAAAAAATTACAGTACACAAAAAAAATTATAGCATTAAGAAAAATATTAAACAGGAAGGAGGTGCTATGAAAGAAATTGAAAGGATACTAAATGAAGTTATTGTGACAGAGGGGGAGCGCGATAAATTCATTAGTATCTGCTCAGACTGGGGGCTGTACTGCTCACGCTTAAGCTCTTATGATATGGAAACAATTATAAAACTTATATGGTACTTAGCAGCAGATAGAAGGAGTAACAATAGTCTGCTAAAAAGGGCCGTTGGTAGATTCAACAAGCTAAATAAACTTACATCTAAAGGAGTTCTGGCATGCTTGAAAAACAAATAGAAAAATATCTATGTGATAAAGTACGATCAAAACTAAAAGGTATGGCTTACAAGTTCACGTCACCTGGCAGAAGGGCTGTACCCGACAGGCTATGTGTTGTGCATGGTCACGTCTTTTTCGTTGAGTGTAAAGCAACTGACAAGTATTTAACAGACGCTCAGAGTAGAGAAGCCTCACGATTGACTAATTTAGACCAGTGGACGTATTGGGTGAACTCTAAGCAAATGATTGACGATATCATAGATTATTGGGAGGAAAGACTAAAAGGGGAGAAGCGTATATAATGGAAGAACGATGGTTTATATCCTACAGATGTGATTTAAGGGACTTCATGGATCTGAAATTTTCTGTTGAATATAAAGCTGTAGTGACTGATATATCACCAGCTAAATGGGTTCGTGAACACACTGTTGATTACCACATACAATATGTTGAGCAGATATCAACTGCTCTTGCGAGTGAACTAATACATGGAGGTGCTGGAGTTCCGGCTGAATATTATGATACTGACAATTGAAAAAGATATGCACGAGTACCAAAAGAGAGCTATTTTTACGGCAATGGACAGGAGACACACAGCGATATTTCTCGGAACTGGTCTTGGTAAAACTATCATAAGTCTAACTATCATTGACCAGTTGCTAAAACGGAAACGTATAAGAAGTGCGCTTATAGTATGCACGAAAAAAGCGATGTTCAATACGTGGCGACAAGAAGCCAAGCTATGGAAACACACAAAGTATCTTGAGTTTTCTATCCTGCACGGTGATGCGGCCAAGGGTTCAGCAGAGTATGTCAGGAGTAGAAATCTGTTGAATACAAAAGCAAATGTTTTTCTTATAAATTATGAAGGGCTACCTTGGCTGTCAAAAAAATTTAAAGCATTATACAGCAACAGACTACTACCATTTGACTGCGTTTTCTACGATGAGTCTACTAAGATGAAGCACTCAACCTCAAAACGATTCGAGAGTTTTAAGCCCTTCATGGGCAGATTTGTGTACAGATACCCTATGACTGGAACACCAATACCAAATGGGTTGATGGACTTATTTGGGCAGATGTTCGTAAATGATTTAGGCAGAAGTCTTGGTACAACTCTTACAAGTTTTCGTGATAGATTCTTTGTAGCCAACAGAGAACATTCTGTCTATCACCCACGGAAAGGGGCTGGCGAGTCTATATCGAGAAGGATAAAAACAAGAGTAATAAGTATGAGGAAGCAAGATTATGTCGAGTTGCCGCCTATAGTATTCAATGAAATAAAAATGGACTTACCTGAAAAACACAGGGAGCAATACCAAGAACTTGAGGATACTTTTTTTCTTGAGTTAGGAAACGCTAAAATTGAAGCGTTTTCCTCATCAACTCTTTCAATGAAGTTGCGCCAATTTCTGCAAGGAAAATTATACAACGGCGTAGGGAAAGAGAGAGTAGTTATCGACATACATAATGAAAAGCTTAGTATGCTAAAAGATATGGTGGACACATCAAAGGGGTCTACACGAATACTTGAAGGAGTTGGTAACTGTATCATCGCATACAATTTCAAGTTCGAGCGTGATGATCTTAAAAGTATTTTCCCTGACGCTCCGTCAATAGATGGAGACACGACTGATAAGCAATCAATGGAGTACATAAAACAATGGAATCTTAAACAGATTCCTATCCTACTTTACAACCCCGCGAGTGACCCACACGGTTTGAATCTACAGTTAGGTGGCAATCAGTTATTGTGGTACAGTTTAACTTGGAACTTAGAACAATTCTTGCAGTTGATCGACAGACTATACAGGCAGAGGCAAGAGAAAACTGTCTTCGTACATAGTCTTTTGTTCCGAAATACTATTGATGAAGTGGTCTCAAGAGTATTAAAGAGCAAGGAGGCCACACAAAACGGGTTGTTAAGGGCGCTAAAAAAATATAAAAAAGGAGTGATATGATGCAACACAAAAATTGTGGAGGTAGTATGATTCGGGTGTTGAAGACTAAGATTAAATCAGTGTATCAATGCAATCGGTGCAGAAAAATACTCACAGTTTACTCTCGGACAGCCCCAGTGGCAATCCAAATAATAGAAAATAGAGGCGACAATGGAAAATAAATGCACTATAACTCTTGTACGATCACGTATTAAGGGGAGGCCATATTGCAAAACGGATGGCAAATATCTTGGCCCGACTTGGAGTAACGACATAGGGCTACAAACAATATCCAACACGCCAGAGGATATGTTCAGCCTGTGTTCTATGCTACTTGACACCCCTAATACCTGTACTGTTATGGGTACAGCTACACGACCGGAGATAATAGACACAGATAGAACACTTAAGAATTTTGAGGAAGAACCTGTGTCACACCTCATACTTGATTTAGACAAGTATGAGGTGAAGAACGTACATAAAAAAGATTATAAACAATCAGTGAAAGAAGTAGATAAATTTATAAAAGAATATCTGCCACCTGAGTTTAATAACACAACGTACACACTATGCTTTAGTTCTTCTTTTCTACTCAAAGAGACTCCGTGTCTAAGATGCCATATTATTTTTATGCTCGAAGAACCGCAGTATCCACGAGAGATAGGTATGTGGATTAAAAAAGATAACATACCTGTTGACGCCACATTTTATTTCAATCTAACACAACCAATTTTCACAGCTAAACCTCTGTGGTCTAATCTTGTTGATCCATTGAGTTTAAAAGACCCACATTTTCCGAGGTTGAGTTACGTTAAAAAAGATAAATCCCATGTCCCAACAGGGTGGCAGCCGTACTTTGCTCCAAAGCAATCAATTTCGTTCGGCGATATGCCAACAGCTATGAGTTTACCTGGGAAGGTAGGCTCATTCTGCAGAAGGGTATTGCCAGAAGTAGTACTCACATCAATGGGGTACACGCATATCGAAGAAAATAGATACCTTGCACCGAGTTCCGAAACTGGTATACCGGGAGTTATAGTTTTTGACAATGGGTATATATTTTCACATCACGATGGCGATCCGATAAATCAGATAATAGAAAAGACTTTCAAGAACAAAAGGAAAAGTCTTAACGCCTATGATGTGGCGTACAATTGGGCAATCCTCAACAAAAATGAAGACCCTGGTATCCTGAAAGAGTTTGAGTTCATGCTGAATCAAGCAGTACTCAACGACACAGTGTACCAAGATGAAGTCCAACAGGAACTAATATATCGCACCGAATGGCTAACAGAAGGAGGGTATAAGGGCGACAACAGAAGGATCATCGATAGTATAATACAGGACATGTACGACTTACACCTCACAGAATTATCACGTGAGCGACTGTTCACGGCTATAAAAACACAAACAAAAAAAGTAAGTATTACAGCATTAAAAAGCTCTTGGAAGAACTTGAGAAAAGATCAAGCTTCGCACAGTGATGTGTACGATCCAGACGCTAATCTGAGGCATATGGCGAGTATATTTAAGAGGCAAAGAATTATATATTCAAGACACAAGACTATATCAGGTGAGTTCTGGTGCTACTTCTCGGATACTAAGATATGGATGTGCTGTAACAGCACACAAACAAAAGCTTTTGTTTACAACCACATACATGCTGCCATACCAATCAAAGTAGAAATCGGGTACAGCAAAACTGAACAACTGGCTAACATCATAATGCGGGAAGCGTGTCTGTCGATGGCAGAGTTTCCGAAGGGCAGTGGGTGGGCCTTCAAAGGTGGCAGGTACGGTATTATTATGCGTGATATCTTTTCGGATAGCCACCAGTGGCTATCCAGTAAGTCAGTAAGAACTTTAAAAAAGGAGGATTGTATATACAAAGAGTTACCAATAACATACAAAGAATGGGTGGACTCAGATGGCAAGCAGCCCGAAAGATATATAGATTTTTTAGTGGCCTCGTGCGAAGAAGACTTGGAGACTGTTGAATTGATACGAGAATACGGCGGGTATATCTTAGCTGACTCCTACTATTTACACAAGATGCTCATCATAGAGGGCGTACCGGGTAGTGGTAAAAGTATATTAGCAAAAGTTCTTCAATCTTGTGTGGGTTCTAATTATCACTCTGCGGTATCTATGGAGAAGTTAACAGGGAGATTCGGCCTTGGTACTCTNCCAGGTAAAAAGTTGGCGGTTATGTCCGAAGCAAGAACAATAGATTTTAATATACTAAAAGCTATAGTACCCGTGCTATTGAAAGTCATAGGCCAGGATTATGTGGATTCGGAGGACAAGGGGGTCAGTATAACTACAGAGTTGTTAGAATGCAAACTTATAATGCTGACAAATAAAACGCCAGTACTGCCAGATGACACTGGTGCTTTAGCCCAAAGGCTAATGATGGCCACTTTCACGAAAGAATTTCGTGGGACATCTGACGAAATATTAGGCTTAGATAGGTTGATAGTCGAAGAAGGGTTGGCGAAAATCATACGATGGCATATGACAGGACTTGAACGCTTGAGCAAGCGAAAGAGGTTTGCTGAACCAGAGAAGGGCATTGTTGCCAAAGTTTCGTTAATGGAACAGATAGACCCTTTGAAGTCGTACATAAACAATTACTATAAGGTAGACGCCTGTTCTGGAAAAAGTGAGTGGGTTGAACAACGGGACTTCACTATGTACTTTAGAGCTTTTTGTCTTCGGATAGGACAACCTACTAAGGAGGGACTGGTGCAAAAGAGAGCTTCTATCCGTAGTATAAAAACACTGTTCCCTTATCTGCGTGTTGAGAGACACAGGGTGGGCGACAAAGTTACAGCACTGATTGCTGGTTTGGTTCCAGCAACATCTTTGGGCTTGGAGTTTTCTAATGAAATATATGATCTACAATAGGAGGTTGTCATGAGTAAAAGAACTGGTATAATGCTGGCTTCAATGTTTACTGAGAAACTTTTTAACAAGATGGAAAAGCCTGTACTCGTCCAAGCAAAGATAGAGGGTGACAGGTTGAGGGCTAAGATAACCCCCGAGGATATAAGATTACTAAGTTCTGGTTGTAAGGAAATAATCAGTGTGCCACATATTGGGGATGAAATAGCTAAATCAAAGCTTATGAACATTGAGTTAGATGGTGAGTTGTACAGGCATGGTATGCGGCATAGTGAGATCAGGAGTATAGTAAGCAGGACAAAAAACATACACCCTGACCATAAGTTGATACAGTACCATGTGTTCGACGTAGTTGCAAGCAACAAACAATACGAACGGAGCAGATACTTAGGTAAGATTTTTAAGAAGTATAATTTCAGATACTTAAAATACGTTCCCGTGTATCAAGTGTACACTTTAGAAGGATTACAGAGATACTACGATGCTTTTGTAACCCAGGGTTATGAGGGTGTAATCATACGCGAATATAAAGCTGGGTACAAGCGGAGGAAAGTATCAACACTACTAAAGTTGAAGCCAAGAGTAAGCGAGTCTTTTAGTATAATAGATGTTGAAGAAGAAAAGTCGATAGAAGGCGAACCAAAGGGTACTTTCGGATCTTTCACTTGTGTAACTTATGGAAACGAATGGTTCTCAGTAGGTTCCGGCCCGACAGATAATCAACGGAATCTGCTGTGGAAACACAGAGAATATTTTATTGGCGAAACTATAAAAATACGATTCCAAGATTATACTAAAGTACGTGGGGTTCCTAAGATGCAGTCGATAGATAAAGACTGGTTGAAGGATGTAGAGGCAAAGTTAAAGTAAGAAAAAGCAGACTGCCACTGGTGGCAGTCTGCTTTTTGTGTTTAGGTTTAGTACAGTATATCTATAACCTTCTCAATATCCCACTTTTGTTCACGTGCGTGTGTTCTAAAATCATCGAGATCAGCAGAGTAGAAAGCGTATTCACCTATTTTTAATGTTACGGCCATGTTAGTTTTAATCTCTGTTAAACTCTCAACAACTCCGTCTTTTATCACAGCCTTATGACATTTTAAATATTCGCTTTCGATATAAAGACCAGCTTCTTCATTTGTCTCAAAGCACTTCATGAAGTTGGGTGCATAAGTCACACCAGCGCTTTCGAATAAATTAGTGACCTCATTATTACTACCGTAAACTAATCTCCAAGACTTTTCTTTTGTAAGAGTCTTAGAAGTTGGTCTATCTTGTATTATTTCTGTTATTACTTCAGGTACAGCCATTGTTACCTCCTTTATGCGTGAGTTACTGTCCAACCGTAAGTCGTTACCAGTGTTGCTGCATCAGCTATACCTGCTGCGGAAGGGGCCGACATGTTAGCTCCAGATGTGTTGACAGTACACACAGACACACGACCAGCGTCAGCAGCATTAACAAGTAGGTCAGAATATACTTTGTCTATTTCTACCTGTGAAGAAACATTATTACCAGATAAGTAAAGCACAGTCATTTTTATTTGCGTTTGCAAACTACCAGACACAGAAGAATGATTATTACCTTGTAGATAGAGTTTAATTAAGTTAACCCAAGGGTGAAAAGCGAAGTTACCTGTAACATCAAGGCCATACATCCACATTTCCAGCATATTTTCCCATGGGTGGGTAACAAGCTCACCATCAAAATCATTATCAAAAATCCATAAGTATTTTATATCCTCCCATGCGTAGGTGACAAACTTGCCAGTATTAGCATTTTCATAGAGCACAAGATGTTCTATATTTTCCCACTCTTTAGTTTCAAATGGCCCAGTTAAGCCATCTCCATTGAATAGAATTCTTGTAACAGCAGACCAAGGTGTGACCAGCAGTGTATGCGTCCCTGTAAGTGTCTTCTCACCGGGATTAGCAACATTATCTGTTGTGCCGTCACTCCAAGTCCAGAGGATCTCAGGAGTTCCGGTTACCTGTATAGTAGGAGATAGAGTTGCACCTGCATTGGTAAACTCAAGTTCAGGTGCACCGCCGCCCCAAATATTAGGTGTTCTGATATGTGTGTTTAGATACTTTCGTAAATGAGTCATCCTAAACTCCCTTTTCACTAATCCAACAGTATACACTCTAAAGTATCCGCACCAGAATCTGTTTGTGCGTAGAATAGTGTTTTGTCGGATTCTTTTATAATGTCCATTGCTATATTGCTATCTACAGTTCTGTAGGTAGCTCCATCATCGGCATTTGATAATTTCCATACGCCACCTGAACGAAGACCCGCTTCTATAGCTCTGCACTTATCAGTACCACCAAGAGTAATCGCCGTCCAGGTCGCATCGCCAACTGTTACGTTCAGTATATTGTTTATCCAAGTACCACATGCGACTAATACTGTGTTTCTGTGTCCACTCATGATTGAACTCCTTTTCTAATGTTTACGTATGCTAAGTTTATCTTGCGTGTGCAACTTATGAAAATATCCAACTGCTATACATACAGCTAAGTATTTAACTAATCGTCTAACAAACGAAGTTCCCCTGTACTTCATAAATTCCAAGTACACTTTTGCTGCTGTCTTCTTGTCAACTACGGGATTACTATCTATCCTGCAAAGATAATCATGTACAAGGCCAGAGACTTTAGAAGTTCCTTTTATAAGCGGAACAGACTCCCAATCAGTGTGGAAGCCAACAGGGATAGTGATCCATTTTTGTAGCACTTTAGAATAGCATCTAAAAGGTTCAGTTAGCACTGAGTACTTATAGTCAACTATTCTTGTTACTGGCATCGTAGCTGCTATTGTCATGACGACTCCCTATGGTTCAATATTTTTACTCTAAGATTATTAAACAACATACTCAAGTTTCCGTATTCGGCACCAATATCATGCAGAGTCTTAGCCACATCATCAACACGAACTGCCCCAGGGCTATGATAGAATAAATCATCCCCAAGTGCAGTAGCTTGTCTTGCCAACTTCTCTGCTTCTTCGTATAACTTTCGCATTGTTCGCCTTTCAAAGATGTGGTGGGCTTTTACGCCCACCGGTTATGTTAGAATTGGTCTATCGCCGCTTGCACTGTAGCAAGGTCTTCTGTAACCCCCAAATAGCTATAATAGTTAGTTGGGCATACATCAGGTATTTCTTGCGCCCATCCGTATACGATACCAACAGTTACCTTGTTAGCGAACAGATCATCGTCAGGGTGGTTGTCGCGAGAGTTTATAATGCCCCCTATAAACTCACGCATCAAAGTTCCTTTTGTTGTTGAGTTCGCTCTTTGAATCCAGTAATCAAGCCCTTCTTCGTCCGGCATCCTGTTTAAGGCCATAACATACATTCTTGTGATGAACTGGGCATTATTCATTGCGCCTATATCGAGTTCTACACAGTTAACAAATGATTCGGCAACTGCTTCTTCACCCCTGTTCACTATATCCGTAGCCCAATACTCCAAGCCAGCAGCTTCTCCCGGTTTGTTATACATACACGTATAAAAGTGCGTCGCCCTGATATAATTAAGTACGCTAAGTTCAGCGAAACTGTTAATAGACGAACAAAGCAAAACAACCAGTGCAACAATTTGTACTACAAGAAACTTTTTCATATTTTATTCCCTTTTGTGTTTAATAGATTATAAGATAACTAACAAAACCAGAAATACTTCCTACACCCCACCTCCTTTCTTATCTTTTATTGAAGCATGAATAACTTTTAACAACTCTTCTTGTGCTTTGAACTTGTCGTCAATGTGTCTTCGTACTTCTATGAAAACTTCTTTGTCCAACTTATCATTAACATCCCTTTCAACTCTGCTAAGGCGAGGAGCAAAACCAAGTACTGTCAGCACAGAAGCGGCAATAGCAGAGCACACAATCCTAATCCAATCATCCATAATCCCCCTATTCAGACTGCCACCAGTGGCAATCTTGAGTTAAAAGTTAGCACCAAAGAACAACGCACCAGAAGAAGCCTGTTCGTAGTTCCACGAAATACTACCTGCTGAGCCATCCTCACCACACACGCCATCATCACCATCACCAGACGCACCTGTTGCTTCGACGCCATCACCACCGCAACCACCGTCGTTCGCCTCTGAGCCGCCGCCAGCACCGTATACGCCTCCTGAGTACGTCGTGCCTCCGGGTGTGAGATGACTGCAAGTAAAGCCCGAACCACCAGTTCCGCCAGCGCCACCTCCACCTGCTGCAGCTGTGACAGTACCCTCAGTTCTGTTGTCGTAGTATAATGTAACTACACCCCCATTGCCTCCGCAGCCGCCGCCACCGCCGCCGCCGCCGCCAGACGCAATATCGATTTGGTACGGTTCTTGTTCTGGTGAATTTCTTGCCACTCCTTCCTCAAACTCACCATCATCACCATTGCCTCCATCTCCACCATCTCCGCCATTGGCGTCGATACTACCTGTGTTAGTTAGTGTTCTTGCGTAGACATCTACTGTTCCGCCATATCTACCACCTGCTCCACCATCACCACCCGCTCCGCCGTCTGTGTGTAGGGTGTCGCCAACTGGTGGTTGGTGATGCTGGCAAGCGCCTGCACCCCCACTCCCACCGCTCACACCGGCGCCACTACCACCAACTCTACCGTCTACTCCAGCTTCTCCGTCACCCTCAGAGGTTGTTGTAGCTCCTCCAGAAGTAGCATCACCGCCTGCGTTTGAACTATTGTTAGTTATAGTTCCTAAGTTGTTTAGTACATTTTTAACCCTAACAATATACCCTGCGGTATCAAGAGTTTTGTCTACAGCGATTGACAAATTATAATAATTCTTATCCTCAGTCAGAACAGTATCTACTGATATCGTTACATCGCCGTCTATTCCACTACCGTATCTTAAACCCATAATGTACTCCTATTGGAAATCAAGACTCGCTGCTCCGTTGTAGTTTGTGCCATCATAAAAGAAGCTTATTATATCCACGCTATTTGGATCTGTGCTGATAATTGGTGCTATACCACTTGGCCATTTTACTGACACTGGCCATGTTACTGTCCTGGAGCCAACAGCATCTTGCACCAGCATAAGCATTAAGCTACATGGCTTAGATGGAGCAGTGAATGTAAATGTTTCATTTTGTGCCCCAAAAGTGTGCTTTGCTTTATTACCTAATTTCCAGTCCACTGTGGTAGCCCCACCACCTGTTGCTACTTGTAGAGTAAACCCTATTGAGTGCGCTTGTGCGTCTAACTCACCACCAAGTTGTGGGGTAGTGTCCTTAACTACTTCTGAAAACTGTGCTGAATTAATACGTAGAGTTTGTGTTATTGCTGTTTGTGATATAGCCAAAATTGTGCCAGGAGTAGCACTGCCATCATCTTGGAACAGTATCACACAAATAGGGAATTCGTCGCTTGGTAATGTTGGTTCCACCACCCCACCAATCGTGGCGGACGCTGTACCCTCGTGTGAATTAAGAGTACCAGACGAATCAAGAGTAAATAGGAGCTTGTTGTAGTACGAAGCTGTGAGGGTTGATGTCTCAAAGTCACCACCTGTCCCCATATCGGCGGCCGCTATCCCTTCGTAATCGACTCTGCTGCTACCAAAGAACACAACCAACTCAGAAATAGTAACTGTTCTATCTGGCACTGCTTGTGCGGTAACAGCATAGGTTGCGTCTATTTCGAGGACTCCCCTGGCTTCTGAGGAAGTCACACACTCTAATATTGTTTCGGCGTATGGTGTTACACTATACGCACCAAGATCAGCTATATCGAAATTAACTAAACTGCCATCCGCTGACCACCTAAGAAACATATCGGCGATAGCTATTGGCAACTCCAACGATCCAGACTGTGATACGGACTGTCTAAGAACCCGTGTCATTGACTCGTCCAATTGTTGCAGTAGCATTGTCAACTTGTCAAGAGCAGTTTCGTGTGATTCAGCTGGGAATGTGGTATGCTCTATATAATCGTATGTTTGAGAGAATACTAAATTCCTTACAAAAGTAAGAGTCTCGTCAGATGTTGGTGCCACGAGCATTGTTAGAGTTCCACCTGATTCTTCACCAGCCCCTGTTAAAGTATAGTTAGTACTCTCAACAAGAGTAGTTTCAACAGCAGTAACAGCGTTATATAAAATAGCTTGCACATCTGAGTTTAAAATAAATTTAAAAGTCACAGCAAACTCAGTAGTTATATCATTGCCGTTATAATCGTTTCTTGCAAGGCCTCCTGATACTGTCATAATATGCTCCTATTGTGATTGCCACCAGTGGCAATCTCGTTATTTTTCATATGGTGGTCTATCTATTAACTCAAAATAATCATCTGTGTCGTCTTCGTATATTCGTAAAGCACCTTCCACTGCGGTTATGGCAGCTTTTGATGGAAATATCGTGAAGTAACTTAGCATCTTGGCTGCAGATTCAGCGTCGTATTTACTAAATTCTGCTTCGTCATCGAAAAGTTTGAATGGCGTCTTTATCACAGACGAAGCTGCTTTTGGTGCCGCAACAATTGGTGATACTTGGTAATCAAACCCACTGAGTGCGGATGCTCCTATGTCTCTTAGCACCGGAAGTCCACCAATTGCGTTCAATGCTGCTCCAGTCGCCACCTCTTTGCCGTGTTCTATTTCTTGCTCTCTGCCAGTCAGTGTGTTCCAAGCTGCTGATGTTAGCTGTTGTGCCACAGCGGGGGCGATAGTTAACCATGCTAAAGTACCTATTGTTTCTGTTGCTGACATCTTACCTGACAGACCTTTTGCTACTACTTCACCAACCTGATTGTGGAAAACAGACCAGTACGAATAGAACATTGACACTGCTCTCCACCCTTCGCCAGACCGCATTATACGAGGTGTGTCTTTAGCAGAAGAAGCCGGCTGAGTTTTTCTAACTAATCTGTTAGCGTGGTTTACTGCTAACTCAGCATTGCCTTTGAACAGTTTAAGACCTTGTTCGTATCCGCCATGCCACACAACTGATGCAGTAATTTCATCAACTTTGTGTATCATCAGGAATCCTGCTTTCATCAGTGTTGCTTTGGTGCCCGATTCTGTCATCTCTGACATCAGTTCTATCAAGTCCCTATTCCATGTTTTAGACCTGTTAGCCATTTCTGGTGACGCTGCTGCTATTGCGTCACGTATCTCGCGAGGTCTACGAGCAAAGTCTTTTACGGCTTTAATAGCGTTACCGTATCCTATTTCTGGCATCGCCGTTACAAAAGATAGAGTCTGCTTTACCGCAATCTTGGGCACAAAAGCAAGTGAAGCGAAGGTTACGTTGCGTCTTGCTTTACCCATAAATGTATCTATTTTAGTACGAGAAGGTCGTGCCATATTTTTTATCCACGGATCAAACTGTTGGTATACTCCTTTACCCATAGATGATTCGACTGCTTCTTTAAACTTGGCGTTCTTGGTTATTTTTTGTATGTCGTTCAACGCCTCCCAATGGGTAGCGTAGTGTACTATATCCGCCAGGTGTTGCGTCAGTCCTCTAAAGTCAAGTTTCACTGCTTTTACTCCACCTACTCTGGCTTTCATAAAAGTCTTCTTAACCTCTGTGTAGAATAAATCAGAACCAGTATCGAGGAACACATCATCAATACTCTCGCTTATATTGGAGAAGTTGCTGTCCCTAAGTATTGGGAAGTACCTACCCCCTTCTGGCCGTGGTAGTACAAGACCAGTTTTCTTTTTGTATATCTCAGCGAGTAGTGGGTACAATTCGTCGAGTGTGTCGAGTACATCGTTAACAAGTTTTTTGTCAGCAGTTGACATCGCTCCGTCGAGAAAATTTATCATAGCTTCTTTAGACACCCTCAGCCCACTTAGCATAGCTTCCATATTATTAGGGTGCTTAGAATTTAGCGCCATCAGAACAGCAGTTTCTTTGTTTATTGCTAACCCATTAAGATTGCCACTGGTGGCAGTCCAGTATTTAGAAGGTTTCAGTCCGGTAGCTGCTTTATGTGCTGCAAATATTTCTTCGTATTTACCAAATACTTTAGAACCCAAAGCTTCTTTTGCTGTCTCCGCTTGCACTGTTCTGTTGAATATATTTTTCCATGCTGGGCCAAAATTTTTAAAACCATCCAACTGTATACAAATTGGTTCAATCCTTTTTAATGACGCAAGCGCCCCACCAGCCACATCAGCAAGAGACTCTCTTGCATTAGCAAGCTTACCAAGGCTGCCTCTTGATAACTCCTCAAGCTGTGAACCTGTAACACGTGGTTGTAGTAACTTAGCCTTTGGAATAGTTGTCTTGGCGGTGTTGTATATCTCGGAAACAAGATGCTTTAAACGATACTTCTCACCTATTCTGGTTATCCATCTGTCATTCTCGGCGACAAATTTGAAAGCACGGACAAAGTTGTCAAGGTCTTTAGCTTGGTTGTAAGTAAGGTCTAAAAAAGTACGACCAGTAAAAGGTAAAGTCTGTAACAAGTCGTTGTATCTTTTGATTAGTATATCGGCTCCTATTGACACCTCATCATAGTACTTTCGAGTCAAGAACTTCCACATATGCTCTGCTGGTCTACCTGCTGCCTTGTTGTACAATGGGGCTAACAACTTGTCAAGTTGAGCGCCATACTCGCCGTCTATACCAATGCTTCTTTGTAGCCTTCTATTTATAACTTTTAGTTTTCTCTCTACTCTAACAGCGGCTTGGAACTCAGCCAACTTTTGTGCGTGCGCCCTCTGTAGATGTGTAATATCTTTTTTTGTTGTCTTCTGCAGTATTTCCAACAACTTAGACGTTGCTCTCTTACCAGCCTTAACTTCCATCGCAACAAGTTTTGCTGGTAGTTTCCCCTCTGATCTACGTGTTGCCTCAATATGTTTTTGTTTAGATATCCGGCCAGCTTTCCATCCTTTTGTTTTACCGTGCAACTCATACAGGTAGTCTGCTTCTTTAGCTGCTACACGTGAAGATATTTCATTTATAAACACCTTATCAAAATCTGATTTCAATTCCGCAGATGCGATCCTACGCAACTGTTTTTTGTTTGGAGTGTTGAACACACTAAGCACAACATCATCAACGCTTTCGTAGTCAAAGCCTCTGGCTATACTCTCAAGTTGTGCTGCTTTGTCTGTCTTACTCAGCAAATCAGGATGTCGTTTTGCAAAAGCTTCTGCCACCTCTGGTGAAACGAATTTGTAGTTCTTAGGAATACCACCATCTGCTCTCAAGGCTTCCACTAAGTCTCGTGTTGGTAATGCTTGCCACTTCTCGTTAGCTGCTTTATTTACGGCATTGTTTTTAAACTTGTTGAACTTAGGCATATACTCTATATACGCATCCTCTTTAGCAATACGTGCTAACCTACGGTAATCAGAATCAAGCAAAGTTTTCTTCTTGCTGAGTTGGGTTATAACGTCCTTCGCTTCGGCTACTTTTGAAGGTACTTTCTCTAATTTCTCCAACCTCTTACCTACTTTTCCAAGTCTGTAGTCGTACGCTTGTTGTTTGTACAGGTTTAATAGTTTTTTATTCGCGCCTTTTGTCCCCATGTCCATGTTGCGGACTATATCGGATGTGTCGCTGATAAACTCTTTTGACAGCCACCCATTCCTTTCTGCTACTGCGAACTCTTTTGTCCAGAATTTAGGAGCAGCAGTTGCGAGTTTTTTGACAGTGTTATTAATCAGCCAGTTCTCAAAAGAAAAAGCACTAACAACCTGTGACGCAAAGTACACAGGGAACTCCAATGCAGGGTCGACCTTTTTTGCGAACTTACCCAAGATAGCGCTACCTGCTTCTGTTATCAGGGACGCTCCACCAGCTACCAACCCCGCTGGCAGCCCAAACAAAAAAGCTGACGATGCACTTATAGCCGCTGTTACGGGTAGTAAGTAGTCCTCGTCTATTCCTTGGTCCTCCGCTATGATCTGCTGAGTTTTGTATTCAGCTTGCATTCTCTCGAAGGAGTCACCGACACCGTAATCTTTCTTCATTTTTTCAAAAGAATCAGCTTCTTCTTTAACCTCCGCTTCGGCTTCTTCTTTTTTCTTTATAATATCTATAAGTTCAGTGCTTCTGTCGCCAACTTGTTCTCTCCATTTGCTGTCGTACATATGTTGCCCGACTACATCCCAATCTGTTTTGTCGCCTTTTTGTAGTTCAGTGTGCATATTCTTGAATCCAAGAACTCCGCTTGCGCCAAGGTTAAACGTCATGTTGACAAAAGCATCTTGTTTTTCAGAGGGGTAGCTCGACAAGTTCGGGAACACTCTCTCTGCGTCTGCCCTGGCTCTGTCAGCGTCTTGCACAAGCATTGCTTCGGCTTCTGCTTCTGAAACACCTTTGCTGTACTCTTCTGGTGAGGTCACTTTATGCCCATACCCAACAGTATCAAACCCTCGTGTGTCTTTGTAGATATTAGCCCTGTAACCCTCGTGCTTTTTTAGCATCGATATCAAATTCTGTGTGGCCATTATTCACCACCTTTTTCTATTTTTATAATCTCGAGCGCTCTTTTTATACTGGTGCTGTCGATTGGTATATTCATAGTATGTAGTCTTGCCACAGCTTCTTCTTCTTCTGGAGTGTACTTTTGGAAAAGAGTGGGACTGCCACCAGTGGCAGTCTCAAGACCACGAGACTGTAATACTTCCATAACTTCACCTTCAGGGAACTCCCATAATCTCTGGTACTTCTCTCCAAATACATTCCATGCGGCTCCGCCTGAGTGCCATGATGGGTGCTTGTCAGAATACCAGCCGCTCTCAAGTAAGGTGTTAGCAAGGTTAACAATCTCTGGATCGCCAGCTGACAAACCAGCCCATCGTGCAACTTCTTCCAAACGCTTTTTAAATGCTGGTAGCTCTGTTGTGCTAACAAGTAATTCTTTTTCTTTCACATCTGATGGTAAGTCTTTCTTCTTCTTTATACTCGCAAGTGCGTTGAACTTGTCATACGCTACATCAAACCAGTTAGAAGTGAAACCTCTGGATATCTGGTCTTGCCGTTTCTTTAACTCGCTGAAGAACGGCGCGGGGTTTGCGCTCGTACCTGCTATACGATTCAGCACTTCACCTTTAGTGGTGACCGCAACGCTGTTAATATCTCTTATTAAATCTTGCGCTTGGCTGTTGCTGAACTCGCCACCAGTCAGCAACTGTTTACGTCTGCTCTCGTACATGGCGGAATCAACTCCGCCTGATCTGTATGTCTGCTCAAGATCTGACAAAGCTGCGGGGGTGTTAAGAGTACGTGTTTCGGGATCAAAGAAACGATTATGGCTATTGATAAGATACTCTTCTTCTTTCTTATTTTTTATGCGCTCTTCTTCCGCCAACTTATGGTTGTTGTTAGCCCACAGTGTTGACGACATTTTTAATCGTTGCGATGGGGTCAACTTTAGCAAGCCATCTGTGTCCTCGTCTACAAATTTAGCTGCTGCGGCATCGTCTTCACCAAACATTCTCTCAAGAGTTCCGAGCGCAATATCATACGTAGAATCGTCTTCAACTATCTCCATCTTTTTTGCCATAACATTATAGTTTTTTGGTAATGCGCTTTTTATATACTCTTGGTTCTTCTCCCAGAAATTAGATGCTCCAATAGTACTATCAGCGGCCCACTTCGTTAACGCAAAAGTTAAGTAGTCCTCTCTTAACGACCTGCCATTAGTCTCCATCTGGTCTTCTGTTATGCCAGGGTGTCTAGCTTTCTCAAATTTAAGCGTGTTCATTACCTCACGCTCTATTCCAACTCTGTCGCCAACACCCATAGAAGTTATATTGGTATGTGCGTCTTGTATCGCACGTATCCGGGCCTCACTGTCAGCAACAGAACTCTGTCTTATTGAGTGGTTTACCAGCCAAGAAGCATGTGAATTGTACTGCGAGTTAAAATGCTGGTTGAGTTCGTTAGAAGTTCTTTGGTCTAAGTCTTCTGGTATGTAACCTTCTCTTAAATCCTCTGTATCTTGTTTAAACTTCTCTACTAACCCAAGTGCTTGGCTCCCAACTTTCTCTGCTTCTTCTTTTTTACGAATCCTAAATTTCTCATTCATTTCGAATTGTAACTTCTGAGAATTCGCTATACGTGTTAACTCTTCTTTCTTAGAGTACTCCTGTGACATCTTTCTCAATACTGCGCTCAGTTCTTTGACAGCACCACCAATCACTCTACCACCTACGCCTCCTGCGTTACGTGCTGGTCGTCCACTTGGTGCGTTTATATTTGCTGCTCGTGGTGTTGATATCTTAAAATCACCTATATGGGATTCCTTTGATGTCGGTAATTGTGGTATTCTTGGCATTACTGTAACTCCCCGTGATTGCCACCAGTGGCAATCTTGTCTATGTTATTTACTAAAATAAAGATGATGCGGCTCCCAACAATGACGATCCTGCTGAAATCCATCCGCCTATTTTTATATCCGAGGCTTGTTTACGATACATACTTGCTTCGGATTCACGCCCTTCTATTTCGTACGCAGTTTCTGCTTCTATCCTTTCAGTAAACCATCTGTAAGCTTCTTCGCCGCCCATTTCTATTTCGGCTACTTCCTTCATGCGTGCTTCTGTCATTAGCTCATGACCACGCATTATAGCTTCTTTCTCAATTTGTACTGTTTTAGCTGTCCGGGCCATCACTGATACAGGAGAACCAATGCGTGTGCTTACACCTGCTGCTGCGTATCCTACTATTTGGGAAGCTTTCACTGCGTCAGCTTCCTCTTGTATTCGTTCCTGTGTGAATACTGTTTTCTCTAAACTCACACCCTCTTCCCACTCAGCTTGTTCAGCAGCTACTCGTGCCGCACGATCTGTCTGTTCTCGCTGTATACGTAGCTCTCGTTCTTTACGTTCAGCGGCTATTTGTTCTTCTCGTGTAGCTTGTCTTGCTTGGGCTGTTGCTGCGCTACTTGATGAACTACTACCAAATAAGCTCCCAACAGCTCCTACTGCGCTCGACACAAATGAAAGTCCTGATGACATAGTTAAACCTCCAGCATAGCCCTATGCTCTATAAGTTTAAACCCCAACTTATGTAGTATAGGGAAAAATGAATTATGCACATGCGTGTTAAAAAAGATTATCTCAGCTACTTTTTTCAATTCTTCTACAGCAAAATTTATAAGCCCAACCCCCGTGAATCCTGTTCTATACTTCGGTGATAAGTACAGGAAGTCATTTTCGGCAGCTATTACATTCTTGCTGTGCGGGTGCGGGTACACAACGGACATGCAGTGGCCTACGAGATTGCCACTGGTGGCAATCCTGGCGGTGTACACGTGTAAATTACCGGCGCCGTCCAGAGCCTCATACATCGACCAATTAGGGTCAAGTACCCTGTTGCGGTCGCTCAGAGCGTTTAGCCCAACCTCTTCCCATTGTGACTTGAATAGGTTCTTCATTTCGCCAAGCACATCGGTATACCCTTCCTGCTTGTAAGTTATCATTTTGTCCTCGCTTCGTACATTATTGCTAATAAATTAAAAGGTATTGGAGTAGCGTGTGATACTTTTAACACTGACGATCTGTCAAAATCACCAGAGAATGGTGATGGTTCTGTGTCACCAGTAAACAATTCAAGTGGTGAGTCCATTATCGCCGGGCCAAAGTAGTACTCGTCAAGCGGCCCAACAAGCCCACCAAAGCTAAACCCTAAAGACCTGTCCAAGCGTAAGGACACAGAATTGATTCTCTTCATTACTCCTTGTGATGTCCCGATTGCGTTACCACCTTCTATTGGTAGTGTCTCTACAACGCCCTCATATGCTTGCCCAATCTGTGCTTTGTCGACAGCGGTGTCTAATACTATAAGTCCGCCTGATACAGTCTTAGAAGCTTGCATCGCTCCGTCGCCGAATATACTGACTTCTTCACCTTCTAAATGATCTAAGTCAGGCACAGAAGTAAACTGGCTGCCTGTCACCGTGACCCCTGAATCAACAAAAAATGAGTCTTCTATATCGTCTTCGTCTGACAGCCCCTCTACCATATACTCGATATAGCACACAGTACTGCCATCTATAGTCTTTTCTACAACTGCCCATACCTCGTCTTTTCGTGACTCACCTACAGCATTCGCAGTTGCGACCCAGTGTACTTTTGAGTCTGTTCCGCCAAGTGTGTGGCGATGCCACCCGAAAATCTTGTGGTCTGGTTCGTAAGTTAGACCTACAAGTTCTCCGTCAGTACGTGCTACCCACATAATAGAACTTGGTAGTAAAGAATAAGTTATGCTGTTTACACCGTTCTTTGCTATATGGTCACTAAGTATTGTCAAGTTCTCCGCAGAATAAGAATCAGAGTACCCACCTGATCTATTATTGGCTACAAGCCTTCTGAATACCCTTTCGCCTTTCTGTAAAAATACAACACTATCGTCTATTCTTACTGGGTGTTTAGCTGAACTACCATAACTCGTCACTATTGTCGGCCTAATATTGCTTGGGGTAAGAGCCTCGTTTGCAGCATTAGCACCAATTTTAAACTCTGCGTTTGTCCCACCAAGTATCAATTCTTGACCAGGTGACGCCCACACAAATTTAACCGCCGCTTTTATAATAAACTCAAGTCCTTGATTGTCGAGACCTGTGCCTAATGTCATATTATTGTATTCGCCAGACCAGCTACCCCACACACCATTAAGAGTAGATGGAGTTGATGCGAATATATGACGCTGTTCAAAGAAAAAATTTAGCGCTGGATAGTTGCCGACTCTCCACGCCTCCCTTCCGATGCTTGAAGTCATTGCTCTATTATCAACACCTGTACTCGAAACAGCGGCAAATAGTGCTAACTCTGGACTCCAGCAAACTGATTCCCAATAATTGTTCGCTGGTGAAGTTCTTGTAGTCCATGTTATACCATCAGGTGAAGTCATAGTCCTGTTACCACTACCCGAACCAGAAACGGCTACAAATATCCCTAACTCAGGACTCCAACAGACTGACTTCCAAACAGTATCAGTCGCGGGAGTTCTCGAAGTCCACGTTATACCATCAGGTGAAGTCATAACACCATCGCCTATTCCATCACCCGCAACTGCTACGAATAGAGTCAACTCAGGACTCCAGCACACCGACTCCCATCCTCTGTCAGCAGCAGAAGTTCTTGAAGTCCATGTTATTCCATCTGGTGAAGTCATTACTCTGTCAGCAGTACCACTCGCAGATACTACTACAAACAGCGCCAACTCTGCGGCCCAACAGACTGACTTCCAATAGTTGTCAGCAGCAGATGTTCTTGTAGTCCACGTAATCCCGTCTGGTGAAGTCATAACTCTATTAGCAGTCCCAGAACCAGATACTGCTACGAATAGCCCAGCAGTAGCGCCCCAACAAACTGACTCCCAAACGCTAACTGTAGCAGCGGTTCTCGAAGTCCAATTAACCCCATCAGGTGATGTCATGACACCATCGCTTGTCCCGTTATTTGCTACAGCAGCGAACAAGGATAATTCTGGACTCCAACAAACAGAACGCCAATCATTGTCGGCAGCAGAAGTTTGTAGCGAACCAGTTAGTCCGTCAGGTGAAGTCATTACTCTGTTTCCTGTGCCAGAACTTGCGACAATTACTAACAGAGATAGCTCAGGACTCCAACAAATTGATTTCCAATCGTTATCTGCTGGTGTGTTTTTTAGCGCCCACACTGGATCAAACATAAAAGAGATATCTGAAAGAGTCCAGTCGTCATCAGCAGTTCTTACTAATTTTGCTGGATGGTGGTTTGGGTGTGTGATATACAGAGTGTCGTCGTCTTGGTTAAAGCACAAATCTTGTAACTCCGAATGAGCGTATGTCGATCCTATTTCGTAAGCCGACGCGCCATCCTGTACTTGCTCAGTGTCCACATACACCCTAATATAATTTTCTCCGAATTCTAAGATGTATGAGTACAAACTCTTGTAATCAAACCCAACTAATATAGGTTTCTTAGCTGGATCTTTTACTTCGGCAACATAATGAAAACCACCACGGTATATTAGTCCTCCGTGCGGTTGTACTATCATATTCTCCGACCGCCCAACACCTGCTGCGTAAGCATCTGTCTCCACTTGCCCCCTGAATTTGGGGCTTACTTCTCCGGATGTGAAACTACTTTGTATGGCGTCAAACTTCATTGTTCCTCCTGATTGCCACCAGTGGCAATCCTAATTTCGTGAATTTTCCCAATCGGTTGCTTCTATTGCTTCTGTGTCCTGTTCGATTGACCCAGCAAATTTTGCTTCTGCCAGTTTTACTTCGTACAGCTCGTCCATCTGAGAGTACAAGTTTACACTATCCGCAAGTGGTATAGCCAACTCTCTGGCTAATAATGCTGATAACGCCTCACGAAAAGTGGTGTCCATTTCGTTAGTGTCTGTTACCTGCGCTGTGTACTTCATATATAGTACTGACTCCTCACATAGAATCTTACGTCCTTCTATGCTGTATGCTATATTGTTTGGGTATAGTTCTCTGAACTGCACACAATCAGATGGCAATGTGAATTGTTTACTGAACTCGAAATCAGGTGTGTCCACATCAGATGATAAAACAGCCCTTTTTGTTGCAAAGTTCCATATATACCTGCGTAATAAATAATCTCTTTTATTAGCGTATTTTAGACTACATAAACGTGCGGTCTTTATGTTATCTGACAGTGATAGTATAGTATTCGCACCAATAGCTGTCAACGCTTCGTTACAAATTTCTACTTCTGATGACATAATACTCTCCTTTTATTTGTTAGTGCCTCAGTGTCCCCACAAAACAATTTTCATGGGGACAGTGCTGAACTAACTGCAACGGATTGAGGGTTATTATTAGTCCAGCACGTAAGCGATATATCCTTTCAGAGTGTCGTCTGCGGCAATTACCGCAGTCTTAACTGTGGCTGTAATTGTAACGCCAGCCTGTGACTCAAGGACTTTTGACTGGCACTCAGCCAGTACTGCTGCAACAGTACCAACCCTTATGACTCCTGCTGTTTCGCAATCAATATTATCGTCAAGACCATCCTCGTCTGCAGCGACTGCGTCACCAGCAAAATCAGTATGCGCCGCCCATCCTATATCAAGATCGACAGTACCGGTTGTCAAGTTATGGTACACAGCACTCTCTTTGCCGAGGATACGTATTCTACCAGCAGGAATTTTACATAGTTGAATCACACTATCAGCCGCTCCCTCAGCTACTTGGGTATAATCGAATCTTGCGATTCTTACTTTGCCGTGTAGTTCATCGACATTTATTGGTTCCGCAGGAACAGAGTCGAGCTTTGTTACCTGCTCTGAATAAAAAGTAGCCATGTTTGTATCTCCTTATATGTGGTGTGATTGCCACTGGTGGCAATCACAGGTTTATTAATCAGGGGTTTCGTCACAGAATATTTCGACAACTTTCTTCTCTTCCATACGTGTTGCGCCAATAGTCATTCCGCACCATACCTGTGTGAGATAATTCTTGTCGTCTCTCTCAGATATTTTTGTGTGTATATCGGCACCAAGTCCAAGAAGTATGCCATCCTGCGCCCATGCAAAACATGTACGAATATCACTCGCGTCAACAGAAAGCCTCTGCGTACGGTGGAAGGTGAACCCCATGAACTCATTGATCTCGCCTTTGACAAGAGCCTTAATTGAGTTGTAATCTGCGCTTGTGACCTCAGTTATGTTTAGCAAATCCTGATACTGCTGAGATGACATAACTATATGTAGCGGGATATCCTCGTCTATATCGTTGCTCCAGAATATACCTTTCGCCTCAACAAGTTTTTCTACAGTCATGCCGACATTACCCTCAGCAATTTGCTGTCCAGTACCCAGAGTTACTGCTGTACCACCAGTTTTCCCTGTGTAAGCTGTTCCACTTGCCGCTGCAATTATCACGTCATCAATTGATCGGCCGAAAGCGTTAACAGCATTGACTGCATACGGGCTTGTCGGATCAATGATAGTGCGGATTAAATCCTCTTTGTCTACGAAATCCGCCCATACATAATCGTCGGCGGATACTTTACGGCGGTGGTGCGGAGTGTCTATCTGTGGTGTATCCATATGCCTTGAGGTTTTCTTCTGTGCAGATGTAGCGCCTATCTGCTCGAAGTATACATTCTCACCATCAATACTTTCAGTACGGACAGCACCACGCAATCTCGATCCCTTTTGCTGCGACAATAATGCCACATTGCTCTTGTACTGTTCGACCATTGCGGTCGTTATTTCAGCTGACATTTCAGCCTCCTTCATTGTTGTGTTTGTTTATAAGATTCTTCCCATTAACCAACGGGTTGTCTCCTATGCTAAGGAGGCCCAAATGCTATTGTGTGCAGGGCTTTATGCTTGTCTGCTGTGATTATTTTCCACCATATAGGTGTTCCATCAATTTTGCTACCTTAGCCACCGCGTTTGCATGCGCGGGGTTGGTAGCATCTGTGTACTCAGGTGAAGTTTGGATGCCCAAAATTTTATCCTTGACTGACTCCGTCGACTGTAATAGCTCGCCTGTATTCTTGTCAAGACCTAAGTCTTCTGCCATCATAGCCCCTACCTTCATATTGTACTTTATAAAAGCAGGGTGGTTCCCAACTCCTGTCTTGTCAAGCAGTTCAATAAGCTCTGGCCCTCCAAGTTCCCTTGCAGCTCTGCCAGCCAGAACCATCTTGCCATCATAAGCGGCACCAAATTCTGAACGTAGTTTAACTTCTGCATTGAGCTTTTCGGCAGCTCCAGTTGACTGCATATTTTCAATGTTAGCCACTGTATTGTCTGTGAAAGATGAGAATAATTCAGTTGCTTGCTTCTCACTCAGGCCGAGTTCAAATGCTTTGTCTCTAAACCACTCAGCGTCCTTAGTCAACTCATCTACTAATCTTTGGTCTGTGCCTTCTTTTACAGGGAAGACGTACAATTCCTTACTCTTTGGTTTCCCAAGTCGCTCGTAAGTACTGTCCCACTCTTCTTGTGTTTTCGGTATAGGCAACTTGTCCCTACCAATTAGCTGCTCGGCGTTAATGTAGCTACGAGCTACATTGACCGGCATCCGCACCATTTCGGTTTCATCTTTGAACTTCTCAAGAGTTGGTAATCCCCTCATGTCCTCAGGCAAACTGTCTCTCCAAGTCTCATGTGGTGCTGGTTGTGCTGGTTGTGCTGGTGCTGGTGGCTCTGCTGGTGGTGCTGGTGGTGCTGGTGGTGCTTGTGTCTCTGCTGTTGGTGTGGTTGTTGGTTGCATTATACTCCTCCATTATCTGCTAAATTTATAATATCAGCTGGTTTCATTTTTAATATGGTCAATATCCTTAGTATTACATTTCTCTCACCGCTGTTGAAAGCATTAATATGTGGGTTAGGATCAAAGCCTCCGTCGAATACCCCATGTGCTTTGCATAGATCGCTGAGTACTAATTTTACTTGTGGCGCACCAGCGTCGAAAACATCTTGGTACGCTCTGTGTATTTTTTTATTAAGCAAGTTATTAATCATGATTGCCACCAGTGGCAGTCTCCTTTTATGTTATTGTAGTGGCCCAAAATCACCAGAGCCGAGTCCAGCTTCTTGCACTGTTGCTCCTGCTCTCGCCATGGAATCGGCACCCTGTCCAGTCGCTCTTAGATTCTCTGCTTCTTGCCGGTCTTGTTCCGCTTTAGCTCGTGAGCTACGAATAGCCTTAACCTGCTTCTCGTCTTTAAGATACTTTTGGCTTATGCTATACATGTTAAAAACTCCACGACCCATAGCATCAGTGTCAAATATATCTGCTGTTTCTGGGCTGTACTTGAGCATTGGTTCGAGTATACCGAGCGCCCTCATTAGCCCATTAGCCTCAACTTGCTCTTGCGCTCTTGCTATTGGGGACGTATATGTTATTTTTAACTTTGCGTCTCCTAATACTGCTGGTGGTTCAGGCAGCTTACCTGCTCTCATTAGTAGACCGTACGCCCTTCTAATAAGTGGGCCAAGCAACTCAGTCTGCACACGCCCAAGAAGTGGGCCAAGCAAGCGTAACTTCTCTTCTGTTCTCTGCATTACTTCTGTTGCTGTCATTTGCGGGCCGGTATCAAGTTGTAGCTGATTTACAAAAAATATCTCTCGTATCTTTTCGTGCAATAATTTAGAATAGTCAACACCAAATCCAGGGTTTCCAGTAGGGATGATGTCGATATCTTTTTTCGAGTTCAGTCTCCCACGCTGGTAGTAGTTCAGCCCACCAGGCACAGTACGTAACGGGCGTAAAAACCCACTATCTGGTAGTATCATTGGTGGATCAACTGTCTTTTGTGCTGCCCTTATAGTCACCTGAACAACTCGCATAAGCATCTTTGTATCTGGTAAAGCTGTCGATCCTGGGCCACGACCGTACACCTCATTAGTCGATTTATAGAATCTTGCTGCCATAAAAGGCAACTCATGGAATCCACCTTCATGCATCAAGTGTGTATTGGTGATATCTATGTACATAGATGCAAAAGGCAAATCAGTTGACTTGATAGAGTAATGATCGATTAAGTCCCTTGGAAGGATGACGTGCAATCCTTTTATTATTGTGTCAAGTTTGTCCTCTTCTATAAACTTTTTAGCTGCTTCGGATAAGTTTTCAACGCCAAATTTACGCATCAAGAATCCTACAGACCTATCATAAGTTCTGTATAGAGTATCGATTACGCCCTGGGCGTTTTCGATAAAATGACACTCATACAATGGTAAAGACATAAAACGTAAAGAAGACTGCTCTAAGTTTTCTTCGAGTAGTATAGTCATATTACCAAACGCACCATATTCTAAGTAACCCTCGTGTATAGCAGAAGAAAACCCAGCTACAGGATTGTTTATCTCATGATACATTATGGACGACACTTCATCGAGATACACATTCACTTCACGAGACTTCGCCATCATCAGGTTAACTGGTCTAAGATGGAACCAAGGGCTTGCTGAACTTGTTAGCAACGAGAACAGGCCGGAAGCTAATAACTGATTAGCATGTGTCGGAACAGAGTCAAATACTTTAGACAGCCTCTTCTCCCCAGGTGCTGGGGTAAAGGTAAAGTTAGCGTGTTCTGGATATATAAGCTCGCCAATTTCCTGCCAGTGAGAATCAAACATCCCTCTTGACACAACTAACGATTGTTTCTGCGTTATATGAGTCTCTATGTCAGTTTGTGTAGCTCTCATATTTATCCCTTTAAGAGTTCGTCAACATTGAGTATGTGTATTTTATGCTTCTTTTGGAACNCAGCTATGTCAAGACCTTTTGAAGACGCAGCAAGTTTCTTTGCCTCTTCTTTCATTTCTTCNGTGATGGCCCCAGGGTCTGTCTGATCGCCACCAGTGGCAATCTCATCACCATCCCCTTTGTTCGATATAAAATCAAAAACTCCACTCATAGTTCATCCTCCCTTAATTTTTAGCGCACTTTTATTTATGAGTACGAGTATACCACAATGTGGTATACTTGTCAAGCGTTTTAAAATAGATAGTTACAAGTAGTCCTCAAATGGATCGTAGTTAAGATTATCGTCTTCGAGTCCATCAAGCTCATTGTAACTCTGCGACGCATACTGACTTATAGGCATATTACCTGTCCGCCTTATCCCAAGACCACATGCAAGTTGTCTAAACGCATCAGCAAAATGCTTACTCCAATCACGAACAGGTGAGTCAGAGAACTTCTCCTTCTTCTCCTCCCACTCCCGCCTGTACGATTTTAATGCCTCAATGCCATCATCACACTTTACTTTATCAAAGAAGCACTTTGGTATAGTCTGCCTCATAGCGTTGTGTCCTTCTGACAACTGGCCTTTATCAGCGACCCCGGTTCGCGGAATTGTTATTATATTCTTTAGCCCTAAGTTCTCAAACGTCTCCCTCCTTGTAAGCCCAGTGCTGTACTCATGCACCTCCACATCATGTGGGAAGAAGTGTTCCTCATATGTGTACGGTTTCTGGTTAAGTACGTTAACATAGTGTGGTGCTGGCTTCCTGTTGTTGCTATAGCAGTCTATCAGCCATACTTCTTTGCCAGAGAACTGCGCGAACCAAATAGTGTTGGTGTCATCAAATCCCAAATCCCACGCAGTTGTTACTCTTAACTCAGGCTCCCAAGGTATCCTTGCGATACGCCCCTCTTCCCTCGCATTGGCCATCAGATCACCCACTATAGACCCAACAAGACCAGCATCAAAGGAACAATAGTACTCTTGTTGGATCAGTTCTTTTGGCATCCCTGATTGAAGCTCAACTTGTATGTCTTCTTCTGTTATAACTGGTGTGTTGTCCTCTTTTGTGGTGTCATTAATTGTCAATATCTCACTGAACCATGTTTTATCCTTCTTAGCATGTTGGTACATTTTCCACAATGGGTTCTTCCCACGTGGAGTACCGTTGAACAGCGCCCACCCACCATTTTCGAGTAAGATAGGCCGTAAATAGTTCCACGCTGCTGACTTGTGCAGTGAGAACTCGGAAAATATTACGCCTATTGGGTTTGTCCCAACAATCGAATCAATATTATCAGACCCAACCATTCTTATAACAGACCCATTTGTTAGCTCTAAGACCATCTGTTGGTTCTCTCTACGCTTAACAAGCTTATCTGGAAAATGATCAATGAATCTAAAGCCCGACGAGTCCATACCTTCCCATATAATCAATCGTGCTTGCTTATAATAAGGTAGTATATAGAAGTAAGTACCTCTTTTCTTAAAGGCTTCACGCGCAAGTATGTTTATGAATGTCTTGTCCTTGCCTGCTCGTCTATGCCATATCACTACACCGCGTTTAAACCCGAGTGGCAGTGCGTTGTACACATCCTTCTGATACTCACGAGGATGGAAATTGTATGGTATTGTTATCCTACCCTTAGCAGCTTCTTCTAAGTAGTCATTATTCATCATCAACCCCCTTCTTAAATATGTCTGTTATATCAACATCAGTTGGGGGTGACTCCCCAGGTGAGGAGGAGAGAACCGCCCGGGGAGTCTGGCTGCCACCAGTGGCAATCTGGAGTTGACCGGACTCCGTGCCTTCAGAAGGTATTGTGGCAGCAATTTGTGTTTGGTTATTTGCGTTTACCGCTTCTGCTTTAACTTGTCTACCAAATTGGTCGACTACTGTTACAGCTATACCTGCTAGATCATCAAGTTGCACGCTCTTTGGTATCATCTTAGACAGCAACGCAAGAAACGCTTTAGGGTCTGCTTGTGCTTCTATCAATAGCCAAGACACTCCACCAAGTTTGTCAAACACCTCAAGTACTGACGANGCAAACTTACGTGGTGTCATCTTAACCGCTGACTTCATATTNGGGCCAACATACTTNGGCTGTGTTTCTTCATCAATCNGCTCTGTTAAAAAATCAAAGTCCATTATCGTCTCCCCTCTTTTCTTTGACTGCCACCAGTGGCAATCCTGGTCTTGATCTATTAAATACAGTATACCACATTGTGGTAGTGTTGTCAAGCCTTTGCATATCTTTATTTATTGCTTCGGTATGGCTTGGCATGATTCTTGCAGGTGATTGTCACAGGGCCGCTGGACAGTCTTAATATATAAGGTGTACTATGGTATGAGATTTTTTGGATCTCCCGTGTGTGTCTATCTGGCTTGACCGCTGGGCTTGTTTTGTGCGCCACCTTGTGAGCTTATATAATAGGATGGGATTGCTAACTCTGAACAGTTAGATTGCCACTGTGACAATCCACAACAGAAAGTGTTATGAAGGGGATACTTGTGGATAGCCACTGGTGGCAGTGCTGCTGAAAAATAGAAAAGCTGAAAAATAGAAAAAGCTGAAAAATATAAAAAGCTGAAAAATATAAAAGCTGAAATTTTATGTGGCCGAAAAATAGAAAAGCTGAAAAATAGAAAAGCTGAAAAATAGAAAAGCTGAAATTTTACGGAATGCCTGCGTAGGTACGTATACTCAATTATGCCTCATCTGTTTTGGGGGTAGCCCCCTCTTACCCCCCACCGGCCTTTCTAATAATATTCACCACCTCTAACCAACTTAGAGGTGATGAGTAATGTTAGGGTTGTCTAATAACATTAAGTGTTGTGGATTGTCACAGTGGCAATCACACCCTTGTCTACAACACCAAGTGTTATGGATTGCCACAATGCTCAGTGGCAATCCGAGTATCCTGACCCTCACCGACACATGGCTACATCATTTGAGTGGCTCAGCGTGGACGTGGTGGTGTTGGTGAGGCTGTGTGTAGTAGCAGTGTGGTTTGGTATTCAGTGTGGAGCCAGAGTAGCAGTGTGGTTGGCGGTGTTCGGTGTGGAGCCAGGGTAGTTAGGTGTGGTTGGCGGTGTTCAGTGTGGAGCCAGAGTGTTTGGGTGTTGGCAGTTAGATTGTCGCAGTGGCAATCTGAGTGTCGTGGTGTCGGCACTCCGGTCATAAGTGGTGGCTGAGTAAACAGATCAAGCTGAGTGTGTTGGTGAGTAAACAAAACATGCTGAGTGTGTCGAGTAGACAAATCAAGCTGAGTGAGTCGGTGGGTAAACAAAACATGCTGAGTGTGTCGGTGAGTGCTTCGCACTGCTTCAAGGTGAGCCGCTGAGTGAGTCGGAGTGAGTTTTGAGCGTGTTTCAGCTAAGTCCTTGATATCATTCATGTTCCTTCTAAGTATCTAATATCATTCATGTTGTGAGTTAAATAGCTGATTTCCTTGCCTTTTTCATTTGTGACGAGTAGTGTGTCTAGTTAAGTGCTTGATATCATTCATGTTGTGAGTGTTGCTAGTAAAATCAATTCCATTTGGGGGTCTNAAAAAAAAAAGTACAAAGTGTCACAATGTGGTATATGATTTATTATAGAAGGTTAAAAGAATATACTATCTACTAACAACACTAACAACATTAATGTTTTCAACAACTTAAGCCAACTCGTGTGCACACAACGCTCAATTATGCACATCCAAATCACCGTGCAAGCATAAAGTGTTACACAGCTCTCAGCTCCCCACAGCCACAATCTACAACACTATTTGTTGTAGGCAATTTTGCCTCCAATAACAAAGAGTGTTGTAAATCTCTCCTAAATGCCCGATAAACACTTAAAACACCCATAACAAAAAGTGTTGTAAACCTCTCCTAAATGCCCAATAAACCCTTAAAACACCTAATAAACACCTAATAACACTTTTTGTTGTAGCCTCATCAACCCCTTAAAACACCTAATAACACTTTTTGTTGTAGCCTCATCACCCCCTTAAAACACCTAAAAACACCCAAAAACACCCAAAAACACCCAAAAACACCTAATAACACTTTTTGTTATAGCCTCGTAAAACACCGTAACACCTTGATAACACAAAGTGTTGTGGACTGCTACTAGTGTCAATCACACCTTATTCGCATGTTATTCGCATATTATTTAAACTTTTTTCAATAAAATAGTTGACACACTGATTCCACCGTGCTATATCTGTTCTCAACATTAACTTTTATTATTTATTATTTGTTATTTATTACATAAACACACACAAGGAGGGGCACAATGATGACTAATACTAACAATAGCACCGACAAGTACACATTGTCGGGTGAGACCAAGATCATAAAACACCCGACAACAAAGGAGTTTGTTACACTACATAGGATAGTAGCTCTTAAATCCTTCTCAAACATTAGCAAGGGTGATCTTGGTGGATGGGTTGAGACTGCTCACAATCTAAGTCAGGAGGGTGATTGCTGGTTGTATGATGATGCTTCACAGTTTGGCGAGTCGAGACGATATGAAAACGCCACATCAAGCAACAATGCTATGAGCTTTGACAACTCTGCACAGTATGGAAATTCTAAACAGATGGGCAACTCCAAACAAATGGATTTTTCAATTCAGTATGGTGAGTCTAAACAGCTTGATTACTCTAAACAAATGGACTGTTCGTCACAGTATGGAGCTTCAACTCAATCAGGCCGATCACAGCAACTTGACTGCTCCNGACAGTTTGGCAACTCAACTCAAACAGATGATTCAAGGCAATTAGGTCACTCAATGCAGTCTGGAAACTCGAAGCAGTGTGGGTGGTCAACTCAGTACAGTGATTCAAGTCAATCCGAAAACTCTGTGCAGTCAGGTCATTCCACACAGTTTGGGCAGTCGAAGCAGTGTGGAAACTCTCAACAATATTGTTACTCAGCTCAGTACAGTAATTCAGTACAGACTGGGCACTCTAAACAGTCTGGAAACTCCAAGCAGATGGGACACTCTATACAAAGAGGTCACTCACACCAGTTTGGTCAGTCTGTTCAGTCAGAGAATTCAATACAATCTGGCAACTCGTGGCAAACAGGGACTTCGGTTCAGTCTGGTGATTCACGACAGACGGGCAATTCTGTGGAGGTCACATAATAGCGACCATAATAAAAGGGGAGACACACAATGAAAACAACTAACAGCGACAATGACAATGACAATGACAATGACAATGATAATGACAATGATAATGACATGAATATAAAACCACCATTATCAACAATTCTTAACGCCACCGAATGCGATGCCTTCGAGGAAGCGAAGACTATATGGACTAAAATAGCACTTGATGCGGAGTCTAAATTAGAGTCGATGGCGTCAATCNGGTTTGCTCTGAACTTGCTCTATAGAAAAGGTGCTGATCTCGAACTGAAAAAGCAGGATTTGACTGCAATGGTTAAAGAGCATTTTCCGGGACTGAACAGGATTGAGAGGTCAGAGTATAGAAAACTTGATAAGAACTTTGAGCACATCAAGGCGTTTGTTGCAGAGTACTCTATTAAATCAGGCAATCCAACTTACTTGGTTAACAAATGGGCCAAAGCTTTAAAAGAAGACTGTTTAGCATGTGAACAGATTGAAAAAGAGCTAAGTAAAAAGGANGGTGTTGGGGCCAGGCCAAAGCTAAAGACCGAAACGCCAAAGCTTGCGCCTACACCCGTAGTGCCCGAAATTAAAGAGACAAGCGTCAAGGAACTTACTGATATGTTCTTGCGTGGTGATTTAGACGACGACGAACTCGACGAACTCGACGAACTCGACGAACTCGACGAACTCGACGAACTCGACGAACTCGAC